TATTTTACTCTCTTTGGTGGCACCTTTGAAAGCGGAACAATCTCAATGTACGGAGTGAAAAAGTCATGAGCAATGGTTTTAAAATTGTAAACGGCGTCGAGATGCCACTCACGCCCAATGACATTGCTGATATTGAAGCAAGAGAGTTGGCTTGGGAGCAAGGTGCTGGCGACAGGGTTCGTGAAGACCGTGACCAAAGACTTCTGGAGGTTGACGCCTTTGTTGGCAATCCTCTCCGCTGGGGTTCTCTCTCAGCAGAACAGCAGGACGTTTGGGTTGTCTACCGTCAGGCTCTGCTTGATGTACCACAGCAAGCTGGGTTCCCTAATGATGTCGTGTGGCCCACTAAACCTTAACAAACATTGGCCCTGCTAGAAATAGTGGGGCCTTTTTGTCTTTTAGGGGTTTACAGTATTCAACACCTACTTTAACAAGGTCTCAAGGAAACACAAAGGAGAACACAATGACACATAGAACTATGGACTACGTTACTAAGGACGAATGGGCTGAACGGTGCTTTTATGCTGAAGAACAGATAGAGGGCCTCTTGGACATCTCAATCTCTATGGTAGAGGAACTAGAGAGACTTGAGGAGATCATTGAAGACCTCACAGGTCGTAAGTTTAACGAAGAAGAATGGGGTTAACTTACCCACACGCGCAACAACAACACTTAAAGGAAATAAAGTGAACAACTATCAAGAATTCTCCACACGTGCTAACGTAGTAACACGACGCACTTACAACCGCCCTAAAGATGATGGTACCTTTGAGTCGTGGGCAGAAACAGTCGACCGCGTTATCGACCACCAGCGATGGCTGTGGGAACGCGCTAAAGGCGTCACCCTGGACATGCTAGAGATCGTTGAGCTCGAGAAGCTGCGTATGCTAATGATGGAACGCAAGGCCACTGTCTCTGGGCGCACCTTGTGGCTTGGTGGTACTAAGGTCTCTAAGACCCGCGAGGCATCCCAGTTCAACTGCTCATTCGGGTGTGTAGAGACGGTCCACGACATTGTCGACGCTATGTGGCTACTGTTGCAGGGCTGTGGTGTAGGCTTCGAGCCTGTTGTTGGCACGTTGAACGGCTTTGCTAATAAGCTGGAGGTAGTGACTATTCGCTCAACTAAGGTTATCGGCGATGCTAAGGGCTGCCCGAGCAACCAGTCATGGTCGTCTGTAGACGAAGACGGACTAAAGACCTACCACCTCAAAGTCGGCGATAGTGCTGAGGCATGGGCCAAGGCCGCTGGTAAACTGTTTGCTATGAAGGAAGCTGTGGATGTTCTAGTATTAGACTTCACTGAGGTCCGTGCAGCGGGAGAGCGCCTAAAGGGTTACGGCTGGATCAGCTCAGGAGATGAGACTATTTCATCAGCCTACAACCGCATCTGTGAGCTTATGAACGCTCGTGCTGGTCAACTGCTCACACGTATTGACATCCTAGACGTCCTGAACCTGCTTGGCACTACACTGTCGTCACGGCGGTCTGCTGAGATCGCTCTAATGCCGGTGTCTGACCCTGAGGTCGACGCTTTCATCTCAGCTAAGAAAGACTTCTGGTTGCACGGTAACGAACATCGTCAACAGTCCAACAACTCCATCGTCTTCCACAAGAAGCCAACCAAGTGGGAGCTGTCATACATCTTCGACAAGATGGTTGAGGCTGGTGGCTCAGAACCTGGGTTCATTAATGCTGAGAGCGCTAAGAAGCGTGCCCCACACTTCAAGGGGGTAAATCCGTGCGCGGAGATCCTGCTGGGCAACAAGAGCTTCTGCAACCTGGTCGAAGTTGACTGGGGCAAGTTCCTACAAGACTTTGGTGGGCTCCAGGAGGCTATTGAGATTGTTGCACGGGCTAACTACCGTCAAACATGTGTGAACCTTGACGATGGTGTGCTTCAGCGCTCCTGGCACGAGCTTAACGAATTCCTCCGTTTGTGTGGTGTAGGCGCTACAGGCATCGTCAAGTTCTTGGACCACCACCAGGGTCATAACAATGTTGTAACTATGCTACAGGCTCTCCGAGCTTCAGCTAAGAAGGGTGCCAACTCTATGGCTGATGAGCTAGGCTTGCCACGCGCTAAGCTGGTGACTACGGTCAAGCCATCGGGAACATTGAGCAAGATTATGGACACAACTGAGGGGGTGCATAAGCCACTTGGCAAATACATCTTCAACAATGTGACGTTTTCTAAGCATGATGAGATCATCACAACACTGGTAGCTGCTGGTTACAAAGTCATCGACAAGCCTTTCGAAGCAGACAGTGTGTTGGTGACCTTCCCTGTTGCTTACGAAGACGTTAAGTTTGATGTGGTTGATGGTAAGCACGTGAACCTTGAGACTGCTATTGGTCAACTAGATCGCTACAAGTTGATGATGGATCACTATGTGGACCACAACTGTTCTGTCACCATTAGCTACGACCCAACTGAGATCCCTGCGATCATCGAATGGATCCTAGAGAACTGGGAAACTTATGTTGGGGTATCCTTCATCTACCGCAATGATCCCACCAAGACTGCAGCTGACCTAGGTTATGCTTACCTGCCGCAAGAGGTGGTGTCTGAGGAAGTGTACCGTGCTTACGCTAACACGCTGATGCCTGTGGATCTTACCAACCTAGCTTCAACAGATGATCTATCTGACGAGGCTTGCACAACAGGTTCTTGCCCTATCCGTTAAAACTAAACAAAGGCCCTGTTAGAAATAATGGGGCCTTTTACGTTTTAGGGGGTTGCCAGTGTTTAACACCTACGATAGGAAGGTCTTAGGAAATGAAACACAAAGGATTAAGACAATGACAAACCTGCGCATCACACACACACAAAACTGGACGCACACAGATGGTTCTAAGGGCAAGCAAATAGACACACTCTTGTGTGAGATCACTAAAGAAGATACGCACTGGGTTGAGTTCAACGTCATTGCGGTTGAGAACACAATCAACCCAATGCCTTCAGGTGCGATACATTTGGAAGCTGGCGCTTTAATGAAGCGCGCACTGGTTGACTATGAAGGTAAAGCAGGCATGATGCTTGTAACTAAAGCCTAAACCCACACAAAGGATTAAGACAATGCTTGTAACACTAATCATCTCAACGGCCACTATGGCTTACTTAATCTACAAGGAAGAAACTAAATGACACAGATCAAAGCTACCTACTTGGCACACATGGGTGAGGACAAAGACGTAGCTGAAGCTGCACGAGTGTCATTCGCTAAGAAAGCTGAGAACTACACAGAGGAAGGTAATAACAAGCTCATTAAGTTCTTGGCACGAGAGAGACATATTGCTCCCTTCGGACACTGCTACGCACGGTTCCACATCAAGGCCCCAGTCTTCGTAGCACGGCAACTTGTGAAGCATAAGTTCATGAGGATGAGTGAGGTTTCCCGTCGATACGTCAAAGACCGACCAGAGTTCTACTATCCTTCTGTCTGGAGGGCAGCAGCAGCGGACGTTAAGCAAGGGTCTGTCGGTGTAGCAGCTTCACAATACTTCCCTACATCTTACCTAAAGCAGACTGAGGATGAGACTGTACAGCGCTATGAGAAGATGATTAACCAAGGCATCTGTGCTGAACAAGCTAGAATGATCTTGCCAGTCAACATGTTCACTGAGTGGGTGTGGTCTGGGTCATTAGATGCTTTCTCTAGCATGTGTAACCTTCGCTGTAAGCCTGACACACAATTTGAGACACGTGTAGTAGCTGACCAGATCAGTGAGAAGATGCATGAACTGTTTCCAGTGTCGTGGGCTGCACTAATGGTCTGTAGATCATAAACCACTGATATGACTTGTGGGTCATACTACTGAGCAATCCGTGACGACCCTAATGAACAAACTATGTGAAGGAGAAACAGAATGAGTTGGCACTATCAACTAATGAAACACACAGAACCTGACGGTAAGGTCCGGTATGCAGTACATGAGTTCTACGAAGGTGATGGTTACACCGCCAACCCCGAAACAATCAGGGGTAGGGACAAAGCTGACATCAAGTGGATGCTAGAGACTGTGCTAGAAGACATTGAGAAACATGGGGTGAAAGACTATGAGTGACTACAGAGTAGACGCAGCAACGAAGGAAGAGTGGGCTGAGAGGGCATTGAAGGCTGAGGCTAAACTGAAGAAACTACAAAGCTACTACGGTAAGGACGATGACCCTTGTGACGAAATGATGCCTCCGCCTAATAAAAAGTAGTTAGTTTAGCTCTAGGGGTTTGTAATTTATCTCTGCAAGGCTTATCTATCTAATACCAACCAAACAAAGGAATAAACAATATGCTTAACGATATTAAAACTATGCACAAGAAGTTCGGGGTCTACGATGCGGTGGATAGTCTCAGCACTGAGTTACTACACGACTTCATCAAGTTCCGTTTGTCTTGCATCCAAGAGGAGTTTGAGGAAAGCCAAGCAGCCTTGGAAGCACAAGACGCTGAAGAACTTGTTGATGGCTTGATCGACATCATGGTGTTCACCCTAGGCACCCTTGACTTGATGGGGGTCGACACCCAGAAGGCTTGGTCTGCAGTTATGTGCGCTAATATGAGCAAAGAGGTGGGCATTAAACAAGGGCGGCAAAACCCTTATGGCCTGCCAGACTTATGCAAACCTTCTGGGTGGCTTGCACCATCACACGATAACAACCATGGCTTGATTGGGGAGATCTTCAATGTCTAATGTAGATGAAACACTTGTACAACGCGGCAACCGCTATGGCTCTTTCGAGGATAACGCTCGGTTAACACAGGCCTTGCTCAGCACAACCTTGGGGGCGGCAACGGTTGACTTGACCCCTATGCACCGTGAAGCCCTACACATGATCTTCCACAAGATCGCCCGCATGTGTTGTGGTGACCAGTTCTATAACGACAACCCACACGACATTGCTGGCTATGCCAAGTTGCTGGAAGAATACATAAACCAGAAAGTAGGAGAAGACAATGCCCGGGGTTGACATTAAGCGCAACACTGTGCAAGACATCCGTGACGTCCTCATCAGCAAACTTGCTGGTGGGGATTTTGCGAGTAATGGGACCTTAGAAATCACAGGTGCTAACTTCATAGCAGACGAGGATAGCATCTTCGGTAAGCCAAGTGAAGCCTACATTGAGAAGGAGCTTTATTGGTACCTGAATGAGGACCTTAGTATCCAAGGCCTTGCTCCTGGTATTCCTGAAATTTGGAAGTCTGTGGCCTGCAAGGATGGGCTAATCAACAGCAACTATGGTTGGTGCATCTTTAGTGAAGCCAACGGCAGCCAGTTTACCAACGCTATTAATCACCTCGCTAAGGATGTGGGCTCGCGCCAGGCGGTCATGGTCTACACGAGACCATCTATCCACACAGACGCCTTTACCAACGGCCGTAAAGACTTCATCTGTACAAATGCAGTCCAGCTGCTAATTCGTGATGGGAAGCTAGAGTACCACGTGTCTATGAGATCGAACGACGTAGTCTACGGATACAACAATGATGTGGCCTGGCATAGATATGTGCATCAGCGTGCTCTAGCATGCCTCCCTGAGTCTCTAGGGGGCATTGAGATTGGTGACATGTACTGGTCGGCTGGGTCGCTGCACGTCTACCCAAGGCACTTCAAGCTAGTCGTAAGATAAGATTTACAGGTGGCTCTGTGGTTCACAAAAGGCCTGTAGAGCCACCACCAACTAAGGACCTCACAACATGACAAGCCAAACTCAATTCGAGCTAGAAGTACAGATGCAGGACCGTGGCTATGCCAGGTTCTTAAAGCAACTGCAGAGTGCCCGTGACGGCGAGAGCCAAAGCAACACAGCACATGGCCGTGAGGTCATTAAGGCTAACATGGACACAATGCTTGAGAACCTTGAGGGCTTCATTAAGTCACAGGAGACTGTCAAGCGTAAAGCCCCGGCATCCATTCTACTCAAGGGCCTTAACCTTGAAGCTGTGGTTTACCTTGCTCTGAAGACAATCGTTAACAGCTTGGGCCATGATGAGGCTAAGACTACTGCTACGGCTATCAATATTGGCCTTGCAGTCTCTAACGCTGTTAAACTAGCAGAACTTAGCAAGGACAAAGAGAAGAAGGGCCTTGTTAAGCACATTGAAGCAAGCACTAAGCGCACTTTAGGTAACGACAATGCTAAGTCTAAGGCTGTAGCTGACACCCTGACATTCTTTAACATGCAATCCACTTGGTCAACTGAAGACCAACTGAAGGTGGGTGTTACGCTCATTGAACTTGCAACACAGGCTGGTCTTATTGACAATGTGACAGTTGGTGGCGGTAAGACTTCCTTTAAGAAGCTTGTTCCTACTGACAAGACTATGGAGATGGTTGAGGTGATGAACCTATGCCCTGAGTTTGCCCCAGTCTACCTCCCCATGGTAGTAGAGCCAAAGGATTGGGACCAAGACGGGAACGGTGGATATCTTACCCTTCTGCAACCCTTGGTGAAGACGCGCTTTGAGGGACACAGAGAGGCACTCCAGGACGCCAACCTGTCTGATGTGCGTGCTAGCATCAACATTATCCAACGTACAGCCTGGAGGGTCCACACAGGGCTTCTAAGCATCGCTCAGGTAGCTATGGAGGACGGATTGGACCTAGACTGCCTTCCGTTCAACTATAATGATGATCGTGCGAAGCGTACTAGCATTCGTGTAGGGGCTACAACAGTCCTTAATCTTGCTGAGGAGTTCAAGGATCGTGATGCTATCTGGTTTCCTCACAATATGGACTGGAGGGGTCGTGTTTACCCTATGGTTGACGGTCTGTCCCCACAGGGTAACAAACTAGCTAAAGCGCTCCTCTCATTCGCTGAAGGCAAGCGTATTGCTGATGGTGCTGAGAGCTTCCTAGCTATCCATATTGCTAACGAGTTCGGTAATGACAAACTATCACTTGCAGATCGTGTCTCTTGGGTCTTTGAGAATGAAGATACTATCATTGAGGTGGCTAATAACCCATTTGGTGAGAACAAGGCCTTCTGGATTACTGCTGACAGCCCTTGGGGCTTCCTTAGAGGCTGTATTGAGTGGGCTGGCTACTGCGAGGCACCAGAGGACTTCATGAGCGCTCTGCCAGTCGCTTTTGACGGGTCTTGCTCTGGTCTTCAGCACTTCTCAGCTATGTTTAAGGACGAAGTAGGTGGCCGTGAGGTCAACCTTCTGCCTAACCTAGACCGCCAAGACATCTATAGTGCCGTCCAGAAGGCTGTAGAGGCAACCCTACGCGCCTCTGGTGACGACCTTGCGGTTAAGTGGGCTAGCACGGGCCTTTTAACCAGAAGCCTCTTTAAGACACCCACAATGACCTACGGCTACTCTTCTGAGGTTCCCGGGATGACCGACCAGATCAAGGAATATGTTATCTCTACTAATCGCGATGCTTTTGACAAGGATGAGTTGTTCTTGGCCTGTAACTATCTTGCTAAAATCACTTTCACCGAGATAGAAAACATCGTGGTCAAGGCCGCTGAGGCTAAGACTTGGCTTCAATCTTGTGTCCGCGGCAAGGATGAGGCCGCACAGTGGACTACGCCTGACGGAATGGTTGTAGTGCAGAAGTACAAGGTCAAGAAGTCTAAACAGGTTAGCATACTTGTTGGGGATGCTAGGGTTCAACCACAGTACAGCTTCCAGACTGATAGAGTGGACACACGTAAGATGGCTAGCAGCATCTCGCCTAACGTAATCCACTCCTTAGATGCCGCACACATCCGTATGGTGGCCGTAGCGGCCTCAAGGGAGCAAATGCATAGCCTAGCGATGATACATGACAGCTTTGGTTGCCATGCAGCAGACGCTGGACGCTTCTTCAACATCATCCGTGAGGAGTTTGTTAAGCTCTACAACCTAAACGTTGCCAACAAGTTGAATGAGGATCTTTCTGGCGGAGCTGTTACCCTACCACTTATGGGCAACTTAGACCTTCAGGGTATCATAGACACCGACTACTCGTTCGCTTAATAGCCAGAAACACTTACTATAGAGGAAGGACCGTTAGTTAACTCTAGCGGTCCTTTTTTGATGCTTATTAGCTCTATTTGGGCCACTTGTAAGGCATTGAAAACAATAGACATCTAAAAACACTTACTATAGAGGAAGGTGGTTAGTACTATAGGATCCCCTTAGTACCTTAAGTACCCCTTAGGTTAACCTTAGAATACCTTAGGTACTACCACCTCTGCTAAGACATAAAGGATAACATAAGATGAACGATAGTACTAATGAGGCCATTTTAGCCCTCTCAGAACTACACGAAGAAGAACTGCTAGAATATCTGACAGACATGGTGGTTTTAGAACCAGAGCTATTCCTTAGCATTGTACATAGCAACTATATGCTTATGCTACAAGAGCTACGTGAAGAGAAGCACAACGGTTACTCAATGTATCCTGAGCTAAGCTCATGAACAAGTCCAAGCACATGACTGTAGTCTTCATCTTTGTAGCCATGTCAACAGGACTTATGCTGTTCGACTATGCTTCTATGATGCCAACAGCTACACTATCTATTCTACCAGGCTTCTATGGTGGCTTCTTTGCAGCTTTAGGTCTAGCCCACATATTCGACCTTATAAAACAATACAACACAAAGGACTAAACACATGACCTACTACCTCCTCCCAGATGGCACTATCACCTTTAAGCGTAAAGAAGCTGAAGGTTACGATCGTGACTGAATTAACCCGTCAACCATGTCCCACTTGTAGTAGCAGTGATGCTTTTAGCTACAACACTGAGAAGATGGTCGGCGTTTGCTTTAGCTGTGGTGGCTCCTACCCTAAGTCTGGCGTGAAGTACTCTGAAGAGACCCTTGAGCTCTACCCATTAGGGGAACTTGAGGGCTTTACGCCTTCAACCACAACCACAAAAGAAGCAATCGGCAACTATGTAAGCCTTAGAGGTATCGATAAGAGCACCTTTGAGCACTATGGTGTTAAGACTGTCGTTGGTAGTGGTGGCTCACCTTTGAGCCAAACCTATGTTTACCCATCAGGTGCCACTAAGACACGTAAGTTCCCTAAAGACTTCACCGCTACTGGTAAGATGGATAGTCTCTTTGGGATGAACTTGTTTACCGCTGGTACGTCTAAGATGGTAACTATCACCGAGGGCGAACTAGACGCTCTATCGGCCTTTCAGATGCTTGGTGGCTTAACGTCCCGTTATGCTACTCCTGTAGTATCACTACCATCAGCTAATCCGTCAAAAGCCTTCTGGGAAGCCGTCGTGCCCTGGCTGGATAGCTTCGAGAAGATCGTGCTTTCAGTCGACGCAGATGGCCCAGGCGACGAAGTGGCCCAAAAGATAAACACTTTGTTTCCACACAAGACCTACCGGGTGGACCACAGCATCTATAAGGATGCAAACGACTTCCTAGTAGCCGGCAAGGCTTCTGAGTACAAGTCTGCATGGTTCAATGCTGCTAGGTTCACTCCAGACAACCTGCTGCACTCACAAGCCGACCTCTTAAGTCTGTTTGACGATACCCCAGAACACTCTTTTGTCCCAACAGGTATCATCGAGTTCGACAACAAGGCCATGGGTCTTCACCGCGGGCACTTCACTATGTTCAAAGCTGCTACAGGTATCGGTAAGACTGAGGTCTTCAGGTTCCTAGAGTGGAACTTCATCAAGCGTGGTGTTACTTTCGCCACCTGTCACCTTGAGGAAATACCACTCCGTTCAGTATTGGGCTTGGTGTCCTACGATCTAAAAGACAACTTGACTAGAAAAGACCTCATTGAGGAAAAGGGTAAGACTGAAGAAGTCCGTGCAAGCATCAAGCGTCTAGCGGGTACAGAACACTTTTACCAGTTCAAGCTACGAGAGGGTGATGGCGCCGATGAGTTGGTCCAGCAAGTCAAAATGATGGCAACCGTCTATGGTTGTCAGTTCGTTATGATTGAGCCAATCCAAGACACTATCACCACCTCGTCAGAGAGTAGCAAAGAGAGCGAACTAGCTCAACTAGCTATTCGACTGTCTAAAGTGGCGGCAGAATACAACATCGGTGTCATAACCATCGCACACACTAACGAGAACGGCGATGCTAAGTATTGTAAGATGCTTTCTCAACGAGCCTCTGTTGTAGTCGACTTACACAGGGACAAGGATGCTGAGGACGCGATAGATCGCAACACTACTAAACTGGTGATTACTAAGAACCGCCCAACTTCAGAGGAGGGCTTTGCTGGCGAGATGCTGTTCGACTTGAACACGTTTACCCTAGCACCACTATAAGGAAACAACATGAAAATCGTATTCGACCTAGAGAGTGACGGGCTTCTAAACAAGCTGACTAAGATCCACGTCTTCTCGTGGTCTGTGGTTGGCTCTGGTGTAGTCCACAGCACTAACGACCTCAGCACCATCCAAGAGGTCATGCACAAAGCTACAACTGTCGTAGGCCACAACATTGTAGCCTTTGACATCCCAGCACTACAGATGTTCGAAATCTATACAGATGCCGACATCATCGACACCTTGCCACTCTCTTGGTACTTAGAGCCAAAGCGCATTAGGCATGGTCTAGGCGACTGGGGCGTCACAGTAGGTGTCCCTAAGCCCAAAGTGGACGATTGGGACAACCTGTCCTACGAAGACTACAAGCACCGCTGCGAGGAAGACGTTAAGATCAACCTTGAAGTCCTGAGTATCCTAGAGCGTAAGCTTACAAGGCTCTACCGTGATGAGGGCGAAGCTAAACGTCTCACTGACTACCTCACATTTAAGATGCAGTGCGCTAGAGACCAAGAGGTCTATGGTTGGCGGTTAGACGTGCCCAAAGCTAAAGCACTACAAAAAACATTAGAACAGATGAAGGAGAGCTCACAAGATCAACTATCAGCAGCTATGCCCACAAAGCCTATTACAAAAGTAATGAACCCGCCAAAAGTGATGCACAAGAAAGATGGCACACTATCTTCACGAGGCGAGGCTTGGCAACAGCTACTTAAAGAAGCCTACATGCCAGCATCAACCATGCAACCTATGACTATCTTAGTAGGGCATGACGCTGGTAACCCTAACAGCCACGAGCAAGTCAAAGACTGGCTTTATGATCTTGGGTGGGTTCCTGAAACCTTCAAGTACGTCCGAGGGGACAACATCGGTGAAGAACGTAAAATCCCACAGATACGGGATGGTTCTGAGCTATGCCCTAGCGTACTCAAACTAGCTGAAGTAGAACCTTCAATCAAACTCTTGGAAGACCTGACAGTCACTAGCCACAGGCTTGGTGCCGTTAACGCTTTCCTAGAGTGTGAAGTTAATGGTTGGTTGTCAGCAGGTATTGCAGGCCTCACCAACACCTTTCGGTTCAAACATAGGAAGCCTCTAGTTAACCTCCCCGCTGTCGATAAGCCTTGGGGAAAAGAACTAAGGGGCTGCTTGATTGCTCCAGAGGGTGAGGTGCTTGTTGGTTGTGATATGGTTTCCCTAGAGGACACCACTAAGCGACACTACATGCAACCTATTGATCCTGACTATGTAGCTGAGATGCAGCTTGATGGCTTTGATCCACACTTGGACTTAGCTAAACATGCTGGGGCTGTAACCCAAGAACAGATAGACCAACACAATGCTGGCACTATCAACCTTGGTTCAGTCCGTAAGGGCTACAAGGCTGCTAACTATGCTTGTGTCTACGGTGTAGGCCCAGCGACACTATCACGAACAACAGGACTACCCCAAGGTGAAGCTAAGAAGCTTATTGAAGCCTACTGGGGTCGTAATTGGGCAGTACAGAAGATTGCAGAAACCAGAAAGGTGCGAGAGATAAACGGTGAAGCTTGGATACTCAATGCAGTCTCAGGCTTCTGGCACAGCCTACGTTCCGAAAAGGACCGTTGGTCAACCACAAACCAATCCACTGGTGTCTATTGTTTTGACCAATATGTTATGTTGGTTAAGGCTGCTGGTGAAAAGGTTATCGGTCAGTTCCATGATGAAGTTATCGTAGCTACTGATGACCACAAAAGAACAGAGCGTGTGCTTCTTGAATGCAAGGACAAGCTCAACGACAAAATGAAACTCAATGTACCACTTGGCGTAGATTACGCAGTGGGCAAGAATTATGCGGAGATACACTAGATGGCTAAAGGTAAAACAACAATCGTTTCTATGACTGGTTTCGTAGAATACGCACGAGTGTTCCCAGAGAACATGGACAACGGAGACTACCACGAGAAAACACAGGGGCAATACAATGTAAACTTCTACCCTGAAGACAACGAAGGCTTCGAAGCTTACTTTAAAGCTGGTGCACCAGTGTCCTCAATGGGGCACGATACTATCAAGATTGGTAACCCTGAGCTTGGCACAGGTAAGTTCCTTAAGCTCAAGCGTCCTAACGTCCACCCAATTGCCCCAGAGTGGGGTGGTGCACCTACAGTCTTTGACTTCCGTGAAGGTGAGAGCCTCAAGAAGTGGTCAATGGCAGACGATGGCGAGCTAGGTAACTGCTCTAAGGTTACTGTAAAGGTGTCCGTTTGGGCTGATGGTAAGAAGTCCATCCAGCGCTTGGAGAAGATTGCAGTTCATAATCTAGTTGAGTTCACTGGTCAATCAGGTTCTGCGGTTGACATGGACACGTTCTAATGCTTGTCCTAATAGACGGTGACATCCTAACCTATAGGGCTGCTTTCTCTTGCGAGGGGCAGCCGCTAGAGGATGCACACGACAAGATAGACGAGATGGTAGAGGAAATCTTGGGGGCGGTAGCTTTTAGCGCAACCTCTGAAAACTACGAGATGTTCATTACTGGCAAAGGTAACTTTCGCTTTGATGTTCAACCAACGTACAAGCAGAACCGTTCAGGCAAACCTAAGCCTGAGCATCTGCCAGCACTACGTGACTACTTGGTTGAAGCCTACAACGCAAAGGTCTCTAGTGGACAAGAAGCAGACGATGACATCACTATCCGAGCCACAGAGCTAGGCCCTGATGCTATCATTGCTTCGATCGACAAGGACTTCTTGCAGGTTCCTTGCCACCACTACAATCTAAATAAGAAAACATTAGTAAATGTTGATGAGTTTGAGGGGCTACGGTTCTTCTACACTCAGATCATTATGGGTGATAGTGCTGACAATGTGTTTGGCATCAAGGGTGTTGGTCCAGTGAAAGCTGGCAAGATGCTTGCTGATGCTACAACAGAGCGTGAGCTTTATGAGATTTGTGTAGCTGCCTATGGTGGTGACACAAGTAAGGTCACAGAGAACGCAAAGCTTCTGTGGCTGCTACGCAAGGAAGGTCAGATGTGGTCTATCCCAAGCGCAGTAAGCTAAGGCAATCGGCACTCAAGGCTGGCTTTCGATCTGGTCTTGAGCAAGATAACTCGAAACATCTAGAGAGGTACAATGTAGACTATGAATACGAAAAGTACAAAATCAAGTACGTTGGTAAGCCACGGACGTACACACCAGACTTTAGACTTTCGAACGGCATAATCATTGAGGCCAAGGGTCGCTTCATTCCTAGTGACAGATCAAAGCATCTGTTAGTTAAGGAACAGCACCCTGAACTAGATATCCGTTTTGTCTTTAGTAATAGTCAACAAAGACTTTCCAAGACTTCAAAACAGACCTACGGAGGCTGGTGCGAACGTCATGGGTTCCTTTACGCTGACGGGTTGATCCCCGTTGAGTGGATGAAAGAGAGGTGATCTTGCCATCTAGTGCCCCAAGGGCCTGTCGTGTCCCAGGGTGCGCTGCCTATTCGTGTAGTGACGATAACTGTTTAGACAAAAGACAAGCTACACATAAACCAAAGCAAGCGGGAGACCCTCATGATCGGGGGTCTCTCAGCCGTGATAAGGCATACAGTAATGCACGATGGAAGAAAGTAAGGAACTCACAGTTGTCAAAGGCACCACTATGTCAGAGGTGCTTGAGTTTCGATATAGTAACTATAGCAACAGACGTAGACCACCAGACACCACACAGGGGTAGTAAGAACCTCATGTGGGACGCTGGTAACCTACAGTCACTATGCAGATCGTGCCATAGTTGGAAGACACAGGAGGAGCTTAAAGGCACCTTCCATGACTTCCGTAATAATGTTGCGTGAGGTTCACACTTTGGGTAACAATATTCTGATTTAATGGCGTGCATAAAATTCACTTTTGTACATGCTGTCCATAAAACCCCAAATTTATTAAAAACACCGGAAGGAACTAAAATGGCAGGTGCCAAAGGCCGCTCAGGTCGACCAACAGAGAAGTCCATAGCTCAACACAAGCTCGATGGCACCTACCGCAACAACAGACATGCCGGCATCATCCAAGATAACGCTAAACAAGTGGGGCCTGAGAGCTACATCAACAACAGCAGCACTAAGACCGAGCTATTCAAGCGCTTCAGTGAGCTGCTGTACAGCGAGGGTCTCACATCAGGTGAGGTCGATAGTCTCTACATCAGTCAGATAGTGGACCTCTATGACGCTTACACACAGGCTGCTGAGGTCTACAACACTGAGGGTGTAGCCGCTAGGGTTGGACCTAAGTTAGCTATCACACTGATGATTGAACTACAGAAGGAACTGCGCATCCAACTAGGCGAGTACGCACTGACACCATCCACGCGGGCAGCTAAGGCTCGCACTAAGGACACTACTGCTGCTGAGGTAGTTGATGACCCTGTAGCCGACTTCCTCAACACTAAGCCACGCTTGGTTAAGTAACCACAACACAACAAAGGACCACACAACATGGCAAACCTATTCGTTACAGACAAACCTAAGCAAGACCCTATTGACCACATCCTACCTGATCTTGCCCTGTGCCTGAAGCACCCACGAGTGTCTAAGATTACAGTGAATACTGATGGCTCTATGGCTATTGACCTTAAGGATGAGGTGGTAACTGGTCTTAGTGAGGTCATTCGTAAGGATGAGGGTCTGCATAAGGCTAACAAGACAGGCTTCCGTGGTGTCTCCATTCGTGGAAACAAGTATCGTGCAGACATCTCTGAGGATGGTGTGCAGTACAACCTTGGCTCATTCGAGACCTTTGGTGAAGCTGTGGCAGCCCGCATCAAAGCAGAACTAGGATTAATCTAATGAAAATCGGAAAACAAGGGCTTGAGCTGATCAAGATGTTTGAGGGTCTACGGCTACAAGCTTACATGCCTACACCTATTGATGTGCCTACTATCGGCTATGGTCACACTAAGACAGCTAAGATGGGTATGAAGATCACTGGGGCAGGGGCTGAGGCCCTACTCAAGCAAGACTTGGGGTGGGTAGAAGCTGTAGTTAACAAAAGTGTGACAGTCCCTCTAACACAACCCCAATATGACGCTTTATGCTCATTCGTCTATAACCTTGGTGGTACTAACTTCAAGCGGTCTACACTACTCAAGAAGCTAAACAACAAGGATTACAAAGGTGCTGCTGATGAGCTTCTTCGTTGGGACAAACAAGGTTCTGAAGTTCTTCGTGGCCTTACACGCCGTAGGGAGGCCGAGAAAGCACTGTTCCTGTCAGAGCCTGTTGCCACTACCCCAGCGCACACTAAAGGCCCTCTAGCAGCCCTCCTAGCGGCTCTAGTGGCTATCTTCACCAACAGAGGGGCATGATATGCTAAAGCTAATCTTATCACTCATTAACCCACTCGCTAAGGTTACTGCTGATTTAATCTTTGCTAAAACCAACCAAGCTAATGCTACGACTGAGCAACAACGTATTGAGGCTGAAGTAACCATCAGCCAACTAGAGGCTCAACAGAAGCTCTTGGTCGCTGAACAGGCTACACGGGCTACTCGTTGGATCAGACCACTGTTTGCCCTCCCTTTCGTGATCTATAACTTCAAGGTTATCGTTTGGGACAAGGTGTTCGGCTTTGGCACTACAGATGTGCTATCAGATCAATATTGGCAACTACAAATGATTGTCTTTGGGGCCTACTTTATCACTCGTGGTCTCGCTAAAAAATAACTAACTTTAAGGAGGCCTCTAATGGCTAGGCGTACGGTCAAAGAGGTCTCAGATGACCTAGACACTCACATTAACCGCCTCTACGAACTTGAGGGTGCACACTCAGCCTTAGATTTACGGCACAGCTTGCTTCACAAGGATGTTGTTGAAAACAGGCGTGATGTTAATGAGATCAAAGACTACTTCAAGTGGTTTATGAAGGTTGTAGTTGGCCTTTTTGCTAGTGCTGTTGTGGGCTTTATAGTCCAAGGCGGTTTAATATAATTAAGGACTTTGGGTCTCCCTAACGGGGGGCCTACAACAACAGAAAGCTACAACATGACAACCACACACTTAGTAATTCCAGATGGGCACTCTAAGCCCTCTGAAGACTTAGGACGCTTTGACCTTTTAAATAAGTTCATTAAAGACCTCAAACCTGATGTTGTAGTTAACATCGGTGATGCAGCAGACATGCACAGCCTTAACACTTTCGATAAGGGCAAAGGTTCCTTTCATGGTGCCTCCTATGAGAAGGACATCAGTTGTGCAGTTGAGAGCTTTGACCGTACGTTCCACAAGACAACAAAGTCTATGCGTAAGGTATTCTGTACAGGCAACCATGAACACAGGATTACAAGGGTCTTAGATCAGTCCCCAGAGCTTGCTGGTGAAACACATGGTGTCTCTATGGGCCACCTACAGCTAGACAAGTACTTTGATGATGTAGTCCCCTATGAAGGTGCAGCAGCAGGTACTATAGTTATTGATGGTATCATCTACGCCCACTACCTGACATCAGGTGCTATGGGTCGCCCTATCAGTGGTGACAACCATGCTCGTTCATTGCTCCTAAAGGGCCACATGAGCGCTACAGTGGGCCACAGCCACTTCTTTGACTTCAGCACACATGTTGATGCTTCAGGTCGTAGGATGATGGGCTTAGTAGCTGGTAGCTTCAAAGGCCCTAAGAATGACGCTTACGCTGGCACTAGCGCACGTAACTACTGGCGAGGTGTTTGTGTCAAACGAATGGTAGAAGACGGCACCTATGACCTACAGATGGTCTCTATGGCTCAACTGGAGGCACTATACAAAACATAAAGGAAACAACATGGCACTGACAAAAGACGCTATTGCGTACGCTAGAGACATCACAGATGGCACAATCTTAGCTAACAAATACATCAGGCTTCAGTGCCAATCGTTCCTTAACGACCTTAACACTAACCAACATGATGATGACTTCCGTTGGCAGTTCTCACATGAGTTAGCAGACCATGCGCTGGGCTACATGCAACTCTTTAAGTACGTTGAGGGCACTGTAGCTGGTCAGCAGGTTGTGCTATCACCTTGGCAAGCATTCCTAATCATCAATGCCTACGGGTGGGTCGATAAGGCCAATGAGGGTATCAGGCGCTACACACGTCTAATCTCTCTGGTTGGCCGTAAGAACGCTAAGTCTACAGTCCTAGCCCTTGTGGGTCTTTATGAGCTACGCTTTGGCCCTGAAGGCTCACAGCTAGTTACTATGGCTACACAGAAGGAACAGGCTAAGCTTGTGTGGAACATGAGTGGTCGTATGGCTGAGACATCAGATCAACGCTTGATCCCTAGCTACAATCGCACAGTGTCTACTATCTCCAATAAGGAAAACTGGACACGCTATTGGCCCCTTTCTAAAGAGAGTAAGCGTCTTGATGGCCTTAACATTCGTTTAGCTATCATTGATGAAGCTGCCGCTATCCGTGACGAGAACCTGTTTGATGTTGTTACATCCTCTATGGGTTCACAGCTATCTCCACAGACTTGGATGATTACCACAGGTCAAACTGGTGCTGAGAGCAACCCATTTATGAAGTCTTTGGACTACGGAAAGAAGGTGCTTGAGGGTTTAGTTGATGACCAACGTGTTTTCACACTAGCTTATCAGATTGAAGAAGGGGACGAATGGAACGACCCTGAAGTTTGGATTAAGTCAAACCCTAACCTTGGCCTAAGTGTTTCCCTTGAGTTCCTCATGGAAGAAATGAAGGAAGCTGAAAACATCCCTAGTAAGGCTGTCAACTTCAAGGTCAAATATTGCAACCAGTTCCTTAGTACAGCGGATGCTTGGATGGACGTATCCTTATGGAACGCCTGTACAGTCTCTAAGCTGCCCACTGATGGCCTTCCTGTCTACATTGGCATGGACTTAGGTGCTACATCAGACTTAACCTCTGTTGCCCTTCTCTGGGCCTCTGAGGGGCAATACTATGTTGACTACCAAGCTTGGGTTCCAGAGGAGGCATTCAAGTCCTGCCCTAAGCACGTCAGGTCTGTTTATGACATGGCTGCTGAAAGTGGGAAACTAATTGTCACTGAAGGTAACGTAGCCGACCATGATGCTGTCTATGACTATCTGTTAAAACTAGCAGAGCGTGAGCAAGTCAAAGAGATTGCTTTTGATAGTTGGTCTGCTGTTCACCTGACCTCTAGGCTTACTGAAGCTGGCTTACCTATGGTTCGCTATGACCAGTCTATGAAGTCTATGTCCCCAGCATCTAAGGAAGCTGAAATCGTTATCCGTAACAGGGCCATAAGCCACTTAGGAGACCCTTTCTTTGCTTGGTGTTTCAATAACGCAGAGGTCTACACTGATGCTAATGAAAACATTAAGGTTAGAAAAGGCCCTGACCATGCGCTAAAGATTGACCCTGTTGTTGCAATGATTATGGCTATTGGTCGTGCAATACTACAACAAGAGAAGACCAAGAAGTTTTCATTCTACATGGATTAACCAAAGGAGATTTGTGATGGTTTTACCATTTGATCCAGACCACAGACTTATTCACTCAGACTTTAACTTAGCCCTAGCAGAAAAAGAAATCTTTGAGCTGTACAACAAACGTGTATCAATATGGGACAAAGCTAAAACCCTTATGCGGTTCGGTGTTAACCCTGATGTTAATGGTGTAGAGGAAACTGTATGGGACATTGGTGGGGTTGAGACTTACGCCACAGGAAACACCATTGACACTATTAGCTCTACAAACGTAAATGATACTGAGAATGTAAGAATTGAGTGCCACACAGTTGTTGGGACTGGTGTGGATGCTAAGTTTACTTTTATCGTGCAAACCGTTACGCTTAATGGTCAAAACAAGGTGTTGTTACCGATACCAGTTGCCCGTGTCTCTTACATGGAAAACGCTAATAGTTTCCCACTGTCTGGAGATGTGTTTGTCTATCAGGACACTGCTATTGTAGATGGCGCACCTACAGATTTAACAAAGGCACATTGTAAGATACGAGGCACTGAAGGTATCGACCAATCACAAAAATGCTCAACAACTCTTAGTGATACAGACTTTTTTATCGTCACTTCAGTTTCAACAGGGCTTGATAAAGGATCAGGGGTTGATGTTTCTGCTGATGTGCAATTTGAAGTAAAAGAGGCTGGTCTTGTTTTCAAGCACCGTAAAGTTTTTTCAGCGGCAAAAGGTTCTGTGCCTATTGTCCTTTCCCCCTACCTGATAGTTCCAAGGAACTCTGATATTCGTGTCAACTGTGCCACAAGCTCTACTAATGTGGCAGTGACAGCATCTTTCAGCGGCTACCTAGCAACTGTATTAACATAAAGGAGGCATAACATGCCATCTCTCTTAGACTGGCTTATGCCTTCAACCGTCAAAGACGACGTCCCAACAACAAACAGCAACTTCACCTTTGCTATTGCAGCTAACCCTAACAGTGCAGTTGAGGTGACCCCAGAGAGCGCTATGACTAACGCTACGGTGTTTACGTGTCTTAGTGTCCTTGGGACTGCTGTATCACAACTACCAGTGGCTGTAATGAAAGAGGGCGATAAGTCCTTTTCACCAGTGAAGCACTACGTTAACGAATTGCTCAAGAAGCCTAACGCTTCCCAGAGCCAATATGAGTTCCTCTACGGCATCGTGGTTGACCTTATGCTTTACGGTAACTGCTACATCCAGAAGATCACTACAAGCTCTGGTAAGGTCGTTGAGTTGATCCCACTGCCAGCCAATGAGGTTGAAACTGTTTTGTCTATCTCAGGCAAGCGCACATTCATTCTCAACAAGAAGGTCTATAGTGAGAAGGAAGTTATTCACCTTCGTGACTTTGTGGGCCAAGAGGCTCAAGGCCTGTCACGGGTTAAGCAGTGTGCACGTCTGGTGGCAATCGACAATGCTATTGACGTTCTTATTGCTGACACATTCGTCAACGGTACTAGTGCATCTGGTATCGTTAGTTTCCCTGATGATGTTGAACCTGCTACAGCTCAAGCGTTCACAGATGCTTGGTCACGTAAGTTCGGCAAAGGTGGGACTACTCGTGGTTCTGTAGCTGTTATTGGTGGTGGTGCAACCTTCCAACAACTAACACCTCTAAGCCCTGCTGATGGTGACATCCAGTCTCTGAAGGAACAGACTACAGCCCGCATTGGTGCTGTCTTTCGTATCCCTTCACACATGCTAGAAATCTTCAGTGGTGCTAAGTATAGTAACGTGCAGGTTCGTAACACAGCTTTCTATCGTGATAGTATTGCTCCACTAACCACACTGATTGAACAAAAGCTAACTTTTGGTCTTCTTGGTGACAGTGGTTTAACTATCCGTTTTGATAGCTCTGACTTGCTTCGTGGTGATCTTCAGCAAGCTACTGCTGTGGCTGTTGATGCTGTAGGCGCTGGGCTACTCAGTGTTGATGAGGCCCGTGCCCTTATGGGTTACAGTCCTATGGCTGAAGAAGATAAACCCAAGCCACAACCAATGCCAACACCAGAGGAGGCTATAGACAATGTGGATGATACGCAGGCCTAATGGCACAATCTACTCTCGTAAAAACCTTGCTAGCTTAAAAGCAGCGTATGGTGGTAACAAGAAGGAACTAGAGGCCCAAGGTTGGCTTTTCGTTGACCTTGAGGCACCTAAGAAGAAGGACACATCTAATGAAGATGATAAGTAAATCCATCCCGCTACAGATTGAGACTAAGGCTGACGCTCCAGCAGGTACAATCTCAGCCTACTTGACCACATTTGGTAACTCAGATGTTGTTGATGACATCATGGCTAAAGGGTCGCTTGACAAGTTCATTGCTAAGTTTAACCCACAGGCTAAGAAGCTGCCAATGTTCTACGAGCATGACCACACATCTATCATTGGTGAGTGGGTAGGGCTTAAAGCTGATGAAAATGGTGTAGTTGGTGAAGGTGTCTTGTACACTGAGACCACAAAAGGCTCTGATGTCTATAAGCTGATGAAGCGTAATGCTGTTAGTTCAGTATCCATTGGCTTTCGTAGTTCAGACTTTGAGAAGAACGACGAAGGTGGACGCACGTTCAATGAGATTGAGCTTGTAGAGACTTCTGTGGTCCTTAACCCTGCTAACGACCAAGCACAGATCATGTCCGTTAAGTCCGATGATGGTTTTATCGAGACTGCTGCACTCAAGAAGCACCTGATTGAAGGCGGCTTGACTAAAGCAGAATGCGAAGCCCTATTCCTTAACGGATGGAAAGGCCTAAAGATGCTCCGTGAGACGGACATCAAGGCAGAAACACTAGCTGAAGCACTCAAGAGCTTTAAGCTGTAAACAGTTTGGGGCGGAATGCCTTAATATCACCCTACCAACCCAAAACCTATAAGACTAACGTGCAGTGGAATACTGTCCCTATGTCTCTATCATCTCTGAAAGGATGACCATGACTACTGAAGTAAATGAAGCCCTTGAAGCTATCAAGGCACAAGTGACTGAGAAGTTCGAAACAGTGGCTGCTAAAGCAGACCTTGAAGCTCTTGGCACAACCAAAGCAGACACAGCGTCTGTTGAAGCACTCAAGGGCCACCTTGAAGCTCTTGAAGCTAAATTTGATGCTATGCCAGCACCATCTATCCTTAAAGCAACACAAGCGGAAGTTAAATCCATGAAATCAGTATCCGAAGGCTTCGCAAAGTCATTTGAAGCAACAGGCAAGAACCACTTTGACGTAGAGCTTAAAGCTATCACGCAGGGTCGTGATGTTACTGGTGGTGCTACTGAAACATTCGGTCTGATCGGCTCGATGTTTAACAGCAACCCAATTCGTTCAGTAGCTTCCGTTATGAACACTACAAGCAAAGCCATTGACCTGCCAGTTCGTGCTGGTTCGCATGGTGCTGCTAACGCTGGTGCAACTAAGGATGTTGCTGACAACGGTAACGCAAGTGTTGGTGTAACAACCCTGATCGTTCAGACTTACAATGCACGTGCAGATGTGACCATTGAAGCTGTTAACGACATCCCAGGCTTTGACCAGTTCTGGGCACAAGACATGCTTGCTGAAGTAGCATCTATCGAAGCTGCTGAGCACGTTACTGAGCTTGCTACTATGACTGCTGGTAAGGTTGCAGCTTCTGCTTCTGTAGTTACTTGGGATGAGATCGTTGATCTTTACTACTCCATTGAGCCAGCGGCTCGTGTTGGTGGTGCATTCATGTTCTCCAGCGAGATCATGGCACAGTTGCGCACACTGTCCAACAGCGGCACAGGCTCTGAGCTGTTGTTTGACCCACAGCTTGGTGGTTTCCGTTTGTTCGGCGCTCCAGTGTACGAGAACGGCTACATGGCAGCTCCTGCTGCTAACGCTATCACAGGTGCCTTTGGTGACTGGAAGCGTGGCCTTGTAATCGCACAGCGTGCTTCTGCTTCTGTTGGTCGCTTTGACCAGACAGTTCCTGGTAAGTACGCTTACTATGCAGAATTGCGTTCTGGCATCTCCAACTGGGACAACTCAGCTCTGAAGACACTGAAGATGGCTGCTGCTTAAACCTTAGCCTTGTTGGCCCCTGAGCATTACGCTTGGGGGTCACCTCAACTGTAAGGAGAAAGCATGACCTATCAAGTAACTATCCCAGCTACCACATCACTTGTGTCTGTAGCTGATCTAAAGACCCACCTACTGCTGTTCGGTGACAACTCCTACGACACTGAGCTACAAGACATCCTCCTTACTGCTGAAGGCTTTATCTCTGACTTCTTAGATGACTTCCTTATTAGCACTACAGTACGGATGAACCTGTTTGCTTTTGGTGACACTACGCTAGACCACAAGAACCCTACAAGTGTTGTAGTATCCTATTGGGACACAAACAACACAGCACAAGTCTGGGCATCTAGTAACTACGTTATCGACACGTCTGATGTTTACCCCACTATCATCTTTAGTGCTAACCCTACTGGTCAGTCCACTAAGTTTGCTAACAAGGGCTACATCACTTACAGCACAGCCCTTACACCAGTCCCAGCTAAGATCAAACACGCAGTCCTTTTGGTAGCTGCTGAACTGTTTGAGAACCGCAACAACTCCACAGATAAGAAGATGGAGAAGGTACAGTTAACAGCTATGAGACTGATGCAATCTATTAGGGGGTGGTAGTATGCTAACATTCCCAAAGAAGGCTGAGTTCTACACTAAGTCTGACACCTATAATGACTATGGTGAACCTATCTCTACTGGTGCACTT